TGCTTATAACTTCAATAGAGATACTCATTGTAGAGTAATGGAAAAGAGTCCACGAATGTTTTGGGGAATTGACTTTGGGGTAGCATCTTATATGACTGCACTCCTAATGTGCGAGAACACAGCAGGGGAAGTCTATGTATTTGATGAGATTGGATTACAGAATAGCAATACTTTTGAATTGGCTAAACTAATGCAAGAGAAAGGTAGAGGATTACCTTGTTATCCTGACCCAGCAGGGAAAGCAAGAACATCTAATAGCACCAAGTCAGACCATAAGATACTACAAGATGCAGGGTTTAGTGTTATAGCAAAAAAATCTAACCCAACTCAAAAGGACAGACTTAATGTCTTAAATAAGATGTTAGAAGATGCTACTGGTAAACATAGACTATTTATTAATCCAAAGTGTAAGAATTTAATAAGAGATTTAGAGTTATGCACATTGGAGAATGGGCAGATATTAAAGACAGAAACATTGAGCCATTTCCTTGATGGAATTTGTTACCCATTACATTTTCGTTATAACTGGGGAAATACAGCAAAGGCAATCCAATGGTAGAGTTTTTATTAGGGTTATGTATAGGGATTATAGTTAGCATAGCAGGTGCTATGATGTGGGGACATCAATTAAGTATAAAAGAAGATGAATTAAATCAACAACTAATCAAGGAGTTCCAAGAACGATACATGGAAACCCAAGAAGAAAAAAATTATAAAAGGTATGAATCATGATTATTTATAACATTACAGAAAAAATGCTACATCAACTACTAATGGAAACCATTGAAGAAGGTTATGACAACCAAATGGAAGAGAGGGAAAGGTTATTAGATTACTTTGAATGTATCAACCTAGAGCATGATATCAAGAAATACTTTGATAGTGAATCTCTTTCACAAATTCCACCAATGTATATCAACCTTGTAAGAAATATTATATCAAGAAGGGCATTAGTATATCAACAAGCACCAGTAAGATACAACGACAAATACAATGAAGTCATTGGTGATTTAGATAGTTGCATGAAACAATTTGAACAACTTACCTACCTATTAGGAACAGAAGCTTTATATACTCATTGGGACGACAATCAAAAGAAACTAAAGTATAGACCTATTCATTTCTTTGTTCCATTCTTTAGACCAAACGAAGATGAACCATTTGCTATTATGTACCAGGCAGAAAGCCAACTACAAGCAAGATCAGAAGATGCACAGTATATGTTTTGGAGTAAAGATACCGAAGATATGGAAGGGAAACACTTTATGATAAGCAGTAGAGGTAAGATTACTTCTATTGTGCCTGATGATAGAAACCCCTATGGTGATGTCTTACCATTTAACATAGCACATAGACACCCATACACTAGAGATTACTTTAGAGAAGGGGCATCAGACCTAGTAAATGGTATGCGATCCATTAACATTATGCTTACCGAACTTGCTTTGCATGGTAGATTCCAATTAGGACAACCAGTCTTTACAGGGCTTGATACTGAACAAAGAATATCTACTGGACAGGATAAAGCTATCGTTTTACCTGAAGGTGCAGACTTTGGATACAGAACTCCAAATGCGAATGTCCAGGCAATGATTGAATCAACCAAGTATATGGTAGATAGTATTGCACAAGCAAACAATGTTAGAATTAATTGGACGAATAGCCAAGCAGAGAGTGGACTATCAAAGAAGATGGGACAAATGGACTTACAAGATGCTTTACGAAGCGATATAGAACAAATCTATAGACCATTTGAGAAAGAACAATTTAGAATTGCACAACGAATATGTGAAGTATCAGGTGGTATTCAATTAGGCGACCAATTCAGTATAGACTTTGCTGAAAGAGAAGTGCCTATGAGTGCCGATGAAGAAATCAAATACTATGATTGGGCATTTAAGAATAACATTGAAACAAGACAATCATATCTACGAAAGAAGAATCCTGACTTACAAGAAGAAGAAATACAAGGGATAGTAGAACAAATAGATCAAGAACAACCTGAAGCAAATGAAACACAATCCATTATTGATAAGATAGGAAAGCAAGTTGGCTAATTTAGATTTCTACAATAAAGAGATAGCAAATATCCAACAACAACTATTGGATAAACTAGACAACCTAGTAGCAGGATTAGGGCAAGTAACCGATACTGAACTAATGCAGATTGCTAAACAAATAGACTTCTTTGATGAAATGGAACGACTAGGATATGGTAGATTGCTTCAACGAGTAAGCGATGCTTATGATAACCAAATAGCATTAGTGTTTAGTGAATTAAATCGTAGAGAATTAGGTGCTGTATCGGTAGCAAGTATTGATACACTAAGAGAACTAAAGAACTTTGAAATGACTTATCTTACAGGACAAGCAAAACAATATGCAGACCAACTAAAGACTGCGATGTTAAGAGGAATCATTACTGGTGAAACCAATGCACAAATTATGGCAGGATTACAAACTGGATTTGGTGTAGGAACTTTTATTAGTTCAAGCGAAACTTCTTTCTTGATTAACGATGCCTTCTCACGATTCAGTAACACTTCAAGAGCCAAAGCATTTAAAGAATTTCCTGAAGTAAAGTTTCAGTATGTTGGAGTAAGTGATGGCAAGACAAGAGAAGTATGTCAACGAGCATTACAAGAACCACCTTTGACTATAGAAGAAATAAATGCTTTAGGGTATGTAGATTTTGGTAGTAGAGGTGGATATAATTGCAGACACGATTGGATTAGAGTATGAGAATAGACCAGGTAGTCAAACCAAACTCTAAGGTAATGTCTAAGTTAGCACAAGATGCGATTGATAAAATTACACTTGATGCAAGTAAAGGACAATTTCAAAATGGTAAGAGTGGGTATGGATATAAAAACGATACTTACAAGAAATATAAAGCCAATAGTATGCAAGGCAGAAATGGTAAGTTAAAAGCATTTAAAGGGCAATCTACAGACACAACTACCTCTTTTGTTAATATGAGATTAACTGGTAGAACTCTACGAAGTATGAGAGCATCAGGAAAGACTGATACTGCAATCATTACTTATGATAGAGGTGAAATAGTATTGGGCAATGAGAAACGAGGATATGACATCTATGATTTGTCTGATAAGAATAAAGAATTTATAGCCGAACGATTCGGCAAAGAACTTTTAGATAGAAACATTAAAAAGTATGTATCTAAAACAACGATAATAAAATAAAGGGGGCAGAATGTCCGAAGAACAAGTACAAGAAGTGCAAGAAACAAAAGTAGAAACTGAAGCAGTAGCCGAAACATCTACACAGGATCATACAGGCGAATATATTGCAGAAAGCAAGAAATATCGTCAAAGGGCGCAAACAGCAGAAGCCGAGTTAAAAGAACTCAAAGATAACCTCAGACTTCAAGAAACAAAACAACTTGAAGAAAAAGAGGAGTTCAAATCTTTATATGAAAGCACAAAAGCTGAAAACGAGAAACTCAAACCTATAGTCGAAAACTTTGAGATTCAGGAAAAACAAAGACGAGAACATTTGCTGTCCCAACTTTCAGATGACGATCAAGAAATATATCAAGACCTCCCAACAATGAAGTTGGAAAAGCACATTGAAAGACTGGGTAAGAGTAAAGTGCAAGTAAACGATGCGAAAGAAGTAACTTCCTCAGGGAAGTTTGCAGGAAATTCTAAGTTTGCTGAACTATCTGATGAAGATAGACAAAAAGCAAGAAGAAATCCTAAACTTTGGCAACAAATTGTAGATGGGTATAAATCTTAAGGAGTAAAAAATGGCTAATATTACTACAAGTACAGCAGCCAACTTTATCCCAGAATTATGGAGAGATGCGATCCTTGATTATGCAGAACGAAAATTCGTTCTAAGAAATCAAGTGCAAGACTTCTCATCTATGTTATCAGGTGGTGGAGATATTTTACATATCCCTAAAGTAACTGAAGAAACTGCAGCTGCTAAATCAGCAGGAAGTGCAGTAACCTATTCAGCAAATACTGATGGAAAGATTGACCTAACAGTTGATCAACATCATTATGAAGCGAAAAAAATCGAAGATATTGTAAAAGTACAAGAATCTGCTGATTTATTTAATGCTTATGCTAAATCAATGGGTTATGCTTTGGCTAAGAAAGTAGAAAACTACCTCGCAGTAGATATTCTACAATCAGCTACAGCGAACGATGTTACTTTGGCAGCAGATAATACTGCAACAACTGCTTTAATTAGAAGTGGTTTGCAAAAACTATTAGATGCTGGATATGACTACACAGATGGCGAAACATATTTATATGGTTCACCTGCATTCTATATGAGTGTTCTTTCTTTAGGCGACTTCACAGAAGCACAAAAGAGAGGCGATGGTGCAAATCCTAATGTTTCAGGAAATGTAATCCAGGCGTATGGAATGAGTGTATTTCCAAGTACTGATTGGGACGATGATGGTGGTACAGGCGATGAAAGTGCAACTATTTTTAATAAAAATGGTGTGTACTTCGCACAACAAGTTGCACCAAGAGTGCAATCACAATACGATATAGATCATTTAGCAACTTCAGTAGTTGCTGATGTTTTATTCGGTGCAGTACTTTCTCACGCAGCAGGTAGTGCAAGTTGTCCAGTAGTAAATTTCAATAATCCATAAAGATAATTGAAATCGGATTAATATGGGGGTGGGTTTTCCTACCCCTATATTGACATTAAAAAGAATTTTAAATTGATTGTAGGCATATTCTCGTGCCTTAAAATAAGAGAAAAGGACTTATAATGCCCATATATGACTATAGATGTGAATGTGGGAAGGACTTTGAACACTTCCAACCATTCAACGAAAAAAAACTATCCAAGTGTCTTTGTGATAGTCCAAAGAAAGTAAAACGACTTCTTTCTGTGCCAACAATTATTTCTGATGATGTTGGTAGGGGAATAAAGCGAATAACAGATAAAAAATTATATAAGGAATTAGACATTGAGTAGTAATACCAATTTAGGAAACACACCGGTAAATCAGGGATATGTTCAATTATTCCATACTGGAGAAACAGGGGGAGTAGATACCACACTTCGTATTGTATATGATGGAGATGGGACTGCTTCCGATTTGTATATTGCTACGAATAAAGTCAAGATAGGAACTTCTTTTCAAATTGGATCATCAACAGCAGTTACAGGCATATTAGATGAAAACAATATGGCATCTGAT